ATAAAAAAGCACGGGATTGTCCATTTTTAAGAGGATTTCCCCGTTAGCAGCATAAAGCCACACCCTTTGGTAAGGTTCACACAATTATTCGATTAGGTTCGCACCTAAAAGCCACCCATTTGATGGAAAATTTGCCCGCTATTTTTAAGTTCTTGAACGCTTGGGTACGGAGCATCGATAGAATCATCGAGTTTTACAATTCGACCCTGATGAAAACGACATGCATCTTTTGTGTTTGGTGCAAGTGTTATTTGACCGAGTGTATATCCGCGATTAATTCCTTCGTTTATACTTGCATCGTTTTGCGCATTCATTAAAGAAGTGTTAGCGATCATATTAATATACTGATCCATTTTCCAATTTCGTCCCATCGAATCCGTAATCACATTATCCACTTTATCGCCGTAAAGTGCCTTTAATTGCGTTTTTGTATTTTTTGCGGAATCTAATCCATCTTGACGTTTTTCAAGGGTCTGTTTTCGCATATTTTCAGATAATATTTCGCGAACAGATTGACGAGCTCGTTTTTGAATATTATCGCCAACGTTATCAAGATTGTTTTGAAGTTCTTCGATGGCAGCATTAATTAGCGCTTTATTAGATATATTAATAGAAATTTTCGCATCCGGAATATCAATATCCAAATTATCTAGCGCATAAGAAACGCCGTTAGTGACAGAAATTTTAATCATACGGTCTGCCCAGGAGTGATTAAAAGATTTAATATCTTTTGTTTTACTCTCGATTTCTTTTAATATTTTATCGGTATCTTTTTTTGAAATACTGCCAGATTGCTGTTTTTGTTTAAGGAGAAGAAGCAGCAAAATAACTGCTTCAACGTAATGGTTATTCTCATCAGCAAGCGCAGTAATTTCGTCATCATAATTCATCGTATCTTGATTCACTTATTACGCCCCCTGGTTATTGAATATAGTAGAATCAACCGTCCCAGTTTGTGAGATCTCATCTTCACGGATTTTCTTCGCCATATCTTCAGCGGTAACATCATCAAGTCCATCAAGTGTCTTAAGTGCGGATACCTTATCGATAAGTCCGTTTTGATAACGAAGAACCGTATTTTCAACAACTTCTTTATCATTACGAGGAATACCGGTAGATAACTGAATTCTTGGGCGAACAGGTGTATAGGCAATAAAACCTTTAACATAGCCATTATCCGTTTTGTTTACTTCGTTTTCTAAAACTTGTGCATAATAGAACGCATCTCCTAAAACTTCAACGAGGCTAGAGTTAAGACGATCAAGTAGCGCCGATACCGGAGCATAGCGAAGTTTAGTAGTTGAAGAGTCGGTATGAGACGTACCACCACCGGAAACATTCGCATTTGTAATGCTGGAACCGAATAACCAACTAGGAAGCTGCGCCATTAAAAAGACGTTATTTAAAAGCATGTCAAGCTCCTGGAAGTTATACTGCAGGTGTGGTTCCCATGTGACATATTTTAAGTCCGGATCTTCGTTCGAACGTTCCATATAAGCACCACTTAAATTAAGAAGTGCAGAATTGCCTTCAATATGCGGACCCACCAAAATTGGATCTGAGTGTTTGTGGAGTATCCAATCGATAGCTGTTAAACGGTCTGCGATCGCAACCAAATATTCAGCAATCTTTTCAATAGCACCGGTTCCTCTCCAATCAAGATCGGTTTGCTTATATGGGAAGTGGAATACAAGCGGTTTTTCAACGCCAGTATAAACTAGATTTTCCTCGCGTCCTGTACCTACTTCGTCGCCAATTGTATAAACCGGAACAGAAACGTCATAATATAGATCGTTTACATAATCGAGCTTAAGTTCATAACGTTTGTACTGAACATAAAACGGAATATGACGCTCAACAACAAGATACGGAATTTCATCTTTTCCGATTTGTACCCACTCGATATTTGCAATATTAACCGCTTTGAAATCTTTTTTAGAACCTTTAGCAAGTTCCGGGAATACCATTTCAGGACTAAGTGACTGCATCACAATCTCCGGTTTCACCGTATCAGGAATCATCGGTTCAATTCCGAGTGAACGTTGCATCTTAAATAGTTCCGTAAAATCCTGGCGGTAGTTAAAGTAAACTTTTAAAAAGCTATCACCGTGAATCGCACCAGTTACCGTCATTCTGAAAATTAAATTACGAATATTATTCGCTTTTTCAATGCGGTCAACCGCTTTTTGCTCCTCTGTATTCACGTCTTTACCGGAATCGATAATCGGTGGTTCGGAAAGTAGCAATTCAGACGGTTTCGTGCAGATAACATCCGCTAAATTACAACCTAAATATAGTTTACTAATTTGATCGCGTTGCGGACGATCCTTTAAGAAATCCTGCAGACGATTATATATATCATCTTGTTTTGCTTCGTAAAATGCCTCCATCGCTTTATAAAGCGCAAGTCTTTCTACTTCTTCTACTGGCGGAAACTGCGCGCCGGTTTCAAATAAAGCCATCGTTCATACCTCCTAGGGTTATTCTTCGTCATCTTCAACTAATTTTTCAAGTTCAGCAATCTCTTGTTCCATTTCTTCATTCGATTTAGTACCATTGCCGATATTAACATTAAGATTCTTATCTTCTTTTAATAGACCGCGATATTTAAAATATAATTCAATTCCTTTGAATGATTTATGAGAACGAAGGGCATCTTTAAAGATCGCCATTACTTCTGTTTCAAAGTTATTCATAATATCGCGGGTAATCATTGCTTTGTACTCAATAAAATCAGACTCTTGTTGATAACGCCACAGTTGCATGCGTGAAACACCAACTTCATCTGCAATTTGTTGCTGCGTCCAGCCGAAATATTCCGTATCTTCATCGGCAAGTTGTGACTGAACAAGAAGCCATGCGGCTTTTTGTTTTTTCGGGCTGAGTGAAGCCTCAAGTTCTTTACGAGATTTAGCCATTTTTACTCCTCCGTAAATTAAATTAAAATAAAAAAGAACCGCTCCTGCGCATCGAACGGTTAATTTCTCAACAAATCCCACCTGCCACCCACCGATTACGGTATTTTACATCCAATCGTATTTCACATGAATCTTTGCTTTTGATTTTTTAAATCCCATCATGGCAGTAGACAAGCTATCCGGACCATCATCATGAGAGTTTGTGCCGTATTCTTCGTATTGTTTGAGCAATAACGTATGATTACGATTAAAAAGGAGTGTTCCTTCTTCGATATCTTTTAGAGCGGATTCAATACGGATCTCTTTGCGGGAACGCTGGTGAACGTCTTTTACGCGTGTATATGCCGGATATCCAGCCGCTTGAAGCGCTTTTTTAAGTTGCTGCGTGAAGAACTCCTGTGCCATTTGGCTTTCAGCAAGTATTGTATCCGGTTGCCAATGAAGCGCAAGATTCACAATATCGCTCATAAATATATCAGGACTCACACGTTTTAAATAACTATCAGCAACGTAAACAAGCCCGCTAGTTTTATGCTTGGCGAGCACCGTTACTGCACTGTAATCTCCTTTTGTGAGCGATTTCCCCATCGCGAAGTCAGTTCCAAAAACAATTTGGTATTTACCATTCAGAAAATCAAAATCTTGTGGATTATAATAATGAAAATTTTCTTCTGGTCTAAAAATTGCCGTTTCACTGTCAATAGCAGTATTTTGAAACTCGGTTGCAAATGCCCGGGAACCGATTGATGCTTTTTCCATGAAAAGTTTATGCAGTGGAAATCGACTTGCCCACAAAACTTTTGCGCCGGCATTCATTTCTTCTTTATGCGCTCTATAAAAATCCATAGCTGCACGTTCGTTTGGAGATGGCATCGCAACAGTTGCGGTTTCATACGCTTCGATCTCATCTTCGGTTGGCTCATACTTTTTAAATATTTCCGTAAACTCGTCCCATAAATCCATTCGCTCTGGAAACTCGATGATCGCCGGGAACTTATTTCGGATAAAGTCCGTACGCTCTGTTAAAACGTAATTAAGCAGTGAATCCGGGTGAGTCATCGTACCCATGAAAACGGTAGCAGCCGATGTGACATCTCTCGCCGGATACATTTCAGCGTTAAACCAATTTTTGTTCTTTTTACGTAATTCCGCTGTATTATTTGCCTCGATAGATTCCAAGTCATCTAAAAGTAGCAAATCCGGACGCTGCGAACCATTTCTGATACCACGAATCTGTTTTCCGAGAGATGAACAAGCCAGCATTGCTTCGGTAAATGTCACAAACTGGTCAACTGCATCCTTTTTATTTTTATTTTGATCGGGAGATAAAATCTCACCAAAATCATCACGAAGTTTCAAATTATATTTTAATTGGTTCGCAATCCACTTTAAGAATTTAATCGAACCGGGCAACGTTTCAGATATGATCAATATCATTTTACGTTTTCTAAAAACGAGCTCACGTGTTGGAAACGCGTTGCTGAGATAAGCCGATTTCGCATGACCACGACTGGCGCTCCAGCATACGTTTGCCGTTTTATTATAGTTTGATATACTGTCCAAGATATTACATATCTTCTGGTGAAACTCCGGTGCATCCGAAATATCAACGTCAGATGTCGGAACCAGGTTATCAGGATTTCCAGGATTCCGCGCTTCTGAAAAATACTCGTAGAAAAAATACAGCATATCGACTTCTGCACGATGTACACGATTTAATTTCTCTAATTCCGCTTTATCACGTTCCATCATTTCATAATGATAAGGAGTCGCTTTTCCGGACTTTATTACAACAAGCAATGTTTTTAATTTCTTCTTAACGATTTTAATACGTTCTTCTCGTTCTGTTCGATCCAGGAATTTCCCATCGATAAAAGCCAAAATCATCATCCTCCTCGGTTGATCTAATCACCCCAAAATTTTTTATTTTTTTAACAAAAACTTTATTTTCGAGTTATACTTAATATATAAGAAGATGTATAACTCATAAAAATATAAAATTGGAGGTGATATGTATGAGTTTAACTATGAATGAAATTAAAGAATTAATCGCTATGGGATTTACACCGGAGCAAATTGCCGCAATGAACGGTGAAAATAAAACTAAAAAAGAACGTAAAGTAAAAAACTTACGTCCAGAAGATAAA